GATCCACCACTTGGATTGCACGGAAGAGCCTCCGGTGCTGGAGTCAATAAGTTTACGTAAGTCAGAACTAGCAGCGGTCATCCACGCGTTGATCGAAGTAGACGATTTTCTACCAGAGGAAGACTAGTGATAGATCTGAGAAAGTTTGATATCAGCACAGAGGTCTGCGCAGAGGAACCTATACGGCAACTTGCAAAAGCTGCTGGCTGGGAGTGCCAAGAACAATACCAATTACCGAGTGGTAGTAGAATTGATTTCTTAATGACCGTCAGAGGCAACCATAACATATTGCAATTTGGTATAGAGTGTAAACCCAAACTAAGTAAGACTTATCAAAGAGGGTTGCACGTCACTAAGCTGGCAAGTTATTTGGAGCAGTGCGCCGATTATTCGAGGGAATTGAGCATACCAGTATTTCTGGGGCCGCATGTGAATAGGAGTAACTTTTTACCTAAAGGTGGCTCCGAGAACATATCCTCTATGGACGCGTTTAACTTGTTTGGTGGGCGGTTTAATGTAGGGGTATTACATTACCAACATAGACGGCCTTTCAATAATAACCCTGAAGAACATGTTTGGACGTTAGTGTTAAGAGGTAGACGTATGTGGAAAAGTAATGACGGTGGGCCTAAGGGATATTACAACCGTGACGTGATGACCATGTGTGCGACAAAAGGATCTTCAAAGAAAAGAGTTTCTTTTTTGAAACCTATCAAGCGAGTACCTACCTCCACACAAAAGAACCTAGAGTCTGAGACTTGGGTCGAAGATTGTTGGGCGTCAGATGATTGGGATGATTAAATATGAGTATCGCACCTTGGTCGTTCAGTAAGATAAAAGCATTCGAGCAATGCCCTAAGAAGTTTTACCACTTGAAGATTGCCAAAGATTATTCCGAGCCTGAGACGGAAGCCATGTATTACGGCACCGCATTTCATGAGGCAGCGGAGGAGTATATACGAGACGGTACCCCCCTACCCCCACAGTTCGACTACGCCAAGGCCGGGTTGGACGCACTTAACGCTAAACGTGGTAAGAAGTTATGTGAATATAAGTTGGGGTTGACTGAGAACCTTGACCCCTGCGACTTCTTTGCAGATAACGTATGGTTTCGCGGTATTGCAGACTTGGTAATACTTGACGAAGAAGCCGAAACCGCTTGGGTGGTAGATTACAAGACAGGTAAGAACGCTCGCTACGCTGACAAAGGGCAGCTTGAGCTGATGGCACTAGCAGCATTCAAACATTTCCCCAACATCAAAGAGGTACGGGGTGGGCTGATGTTTGTTGTGTCAAACGAGTTAATAAAAGACACCTACACTCTGGCGGGCCAAGGGGAGTTGTGGGGCAAATGGTTAGGCGACTACACCGTTATGGAGTCAGCCTTTGAGAATGGTACGTGGAACGCTAACCCCAGCGGGTTATGCCGAGCACACTGCGTGGTGCTTGAATGTCCGCACAATGGGAGAAGTTAAATGCCTTACAGAAATAAGTCAGACAGAAAGAAACAAAGAAACAAACCAGTCGATAGCCCAGAGTTCAAACGTCGGATGGAACGGCAACGTGCCCGACGTGCAATGGACAAGAAAGGCAAAGATGCAAACAAGAACGGCAAAGCGGACAAGCGAGAAGGCAAGGACGTTAGCCATAACAAGCCATTGGCGAGAGGTGGTAGTAACAAAGACGGTGTGAAGGTAGAGAGTTCTAGCAAGAACCGTAGCCGTAACCTCAAGAAAAGACCAGTTTCGAGGCAGAAGAAGCCTACCAGACGCTGAACCTGATGCGTCTTTAAACCACGTACGAAGCACCCTCCAGTTGCCAAGTACAAAAATCAGGCCAGTTCAAGGGTGCAATTACCCTTCATAGCAGACCTAGCCCCATCTGTGGACGAAGCGGGGCTTCAGGAGGATACATGGAAATTATAGACAACAAAGCGTTGCTTTTGCGACTGCGTAATCCGCATAAAGTGACGACAGTTATACCCAAAAGTAAGCAACTACAAGATAACAAAGTAGTGGTTAAGTGGGGTGTAGAAGAGGCGCAGGTACTCAAAAACTTAAACATAAAAGTGCCATCGCCCATCGAAGGCAAGTACCAATGGACGGGTAAGTACACCCCTTTTGAACACCAAAAGACTACCGCATCTTTTCTTACACTGAACAAGCGTGCGTTTTGTTTCAATGAGCAAGGCACCGGTAAAACTGCCAGTGCTATATGGGCAGCGGATTACCTGATGAAAGAAGGTTACGTTAACCGTGCCCTTGTGATATGCCCTCTGTCTATCATGGATTCAGCATGGAAAGCGGACTTATTCACCTTCGCCATGCACCGGACTGTGGACGTAGCTTATGGCCCAGCAGCAAAACGTAAAGACATCGTAAACAACGGTGCAGACTTCGTGATAATAAATTATGACGGCGTGGAGATTGTGTCCGACGCCATAGCCGACGGTGGGTTTGATTTAATCATCGTTGATGAAGCCACTCACTACAAGAACGCACAAACAAAACGTTGGAAGACGTTGAATAAACTGGTAACCCCAGACAAATGGTTATGGATGATGACGGGTACTCCCGCAGCCCAAAGCCCACTTGATGCGTACGGTATAGCCAAACTTGTTAATCCGTCAGCGGTGCCTAGGTTCTTCGGTTCTTTCCGTGATCGTGTGATGAATAAGATAACTAATTTTCGTTGGATACCCAAGGATGACGCAACCGATACGGTGTACAGGGTTTTGCAACCCGCCATCCGGTTCACTAAAGATGAGTGTTTAGACCTACCTCCGATGGTATACACCAAACGTGAAGTAGAGATGACCCGCCAACAGATTAAGTATTACAAAATGTTGAAGGATCGTATGGTTATGGATGCCGCAGGGGAGCAGGTCACTGCCGCCAATGCAGCGGTTAACATGAACAAGTTACTGCAAATATCTTGCGGTGCTGTCTACACCGACAAGGGTGAGTCACTAGAGTTCGACATCAAACATCGGTACAAGGTTCTACGTGAGGTCATCGACGAGTCCAGCAAGAAGGTGTTGATCTTCGTGCCTTTCAAGCACGTTATTGACATGTTAGTGGAGAAGCTGGCTAGTGACGGTATCACCGCAGAAATAATCAGGGGCGATGTGTCTGCACCCAAACGCACGGAAATATTTAAACGGTTTCAAACTGCGGAAGACCCCAAAGTTTTGGTTATCCAACCCCAAGCAGCGGCGCATGGTGTGACCCTGACAGCGGCGAATACGGTGGTATGGTGGGGGCCAACCAGTTCGCTAGAAACGTACGCTCAAGCCAACGCACGGGTGCACAGATCGGGGCAAGACCACAAGTGTACCGTAGTCCAACTGCAAGGGTCTGCCATAGAAAAACACGTATATCGAATGCTTGATAACAAAATCAATATACATACAAAAATTATCGATCTTTACAACGAAATCCTTGCGTAATAAATCTAAGTACACTATATTCGACAGTTCGATAAGTGAAGGAGATCGAAATGAGTGAAGGTAGTACCCTATCCTTGGAGAAGCTAACTAAAGTTTATCTGAAGATAACTGCCAAGCGCACTGAATTGAAGAAAGCGTTCGATGAAGAATACGGTGCTTTGACAGATGAGCGTGATCGGATTAAGCAAGCACTGCTTGAACACTGCAAAGAACATAACGTGGACAGTGTTAGAACATCAGAAGGTTTGTTTTATCGGTCGGTCAAACAGAGTTATTGGACAAGCGACTGGGAGTCCATGTACGCGTTCATCCTTGAAAACGAGGTGCCAGAGTTCTTTGACAAACGACTTAACCAAAAGAACGTGCGCGAATATTTAGAAGAAAACCCCGACAAACTACCGAAAGGTCTGAACTCGGATTCAACATACACTATCTCTGTCAGGAGAAACAAAAAATGAGTAGCCCCTTTGTCCCTATCGCAGATGTTGCAGAACATTTCAGGGTAAACCAAGCCACCGTACGTGGCTGGCTAAAAGCAGGGATTATCCCTAAAAGCACTTATATACATATTGGTTCGACCTATAGGTTCAACCTAGCTGCCATCACTGAGGCGTTAACTGCGTCACAAAGTGAAGGAAGCGACCCCGCTACATGGAGTGATGTAAGCGGTGATGAAGAACCCGTCCCACAACTAGAAACTGACGAAGACTATTGATGGGTGAAACAGTGAAAAGAATTAGTGTACGCAACCGCCGGTTCGAGGGTCTGCCAGAAATAGCAGAAGATTCTGTAAATGTCATCGTAGTTGGTATAGCCTATATGTCCCGTATTTTTTACGCGGATGCTTATGACCCTAACAAGGTTGCTTTACCTACTTGTTGGTCTTCAGATACAGATACACCTGCTACCGATGTTCCAGCAGAACAAAGACAAGCGGGGCGTTGCTTAGATTGTGTCAACAATATAAAGGGGTCAGGGCGAGGGCAAAGCCGTGCATGTAAGTTTGTGCAACGGTTAGCCGTAGTTACGGAAGATGATCTGGAAACAGTTTATCAACTACAACTATCTTCGGCTTCTATATTTGGGGACGCGATTGGGGTGAACATGCCATTACAAGCCTATGCTAGATACTTGGAGGCACAAAACACCCCGATAGTCGCTGTAATAACTAAGGTCTTTTTTGATCCTAGTAGCGACATACCAAAACTCTTCTTCAGACCTATGCGTCCATTAGAAGAGCAGGAGTACGAAGCCGTACAGAGAATGATGAAACACCCAGATACTACGAAAGCAATTACTTTGAACGTAGTGCCAGTGGAGGACGCGGGTGCATCGCCATTTTCAGAGGAAGACGGTTTTATTTTTAATGACTAAATGTTTGGAGAAACATACATGAACTATAAGATAGCAGGTGTAGAGGCACTTTACCCACGTATCAATAAGACATACAAGTTTGACAGCAGTGAGAACCGTAGCGTTCCTTGTGATGCACTGGACGACGGAGCTGCATACGAAATGTCTTTTAAGATGGACGAAGGACAAGCTAAGGCGTTGATGTCAGCTATGGCTTCGGCTTACAAAGAGAAGCGCGAGTCGAAGTGGCCCGAAAAGTTCCCCGTACCGTTCGCTAAAGATGATGAAGGTATGTATATCGGTAAGGCAAAACTTAAAGGTGCCTACGGTAAAGATGCCACCAGCAAACCAAAACAGTACGACGCAAAAAACAAAGAGTTACCGGAAGACTTTCAGCTAACTACTGGAAGCACTGTCAACCTAGCAGTTGTACTCGTGCCTTACAGCATGGCAAGTGCGGGTGTGTCTTTACGTCTACGAGCGGTACAGGTAACCAAGTACATACCCCAACAGGTGGCATCGCCGTTTGATTCAGTCGATGGGTTTAGCGCCGACGATACCTTGGGCGAGGATGAAAGCCCGTTCTTTGAGGTCGAAACCGAAAGTAGTTCGGAGGTAGATAACGTTATTGAGTTACCCGTTGAAGAGCCAAAGAAGAAAGCAGCTAAGGTGAAAACCGCTGCCCCAAAAGAGAAAGAAGATCTGAGTGACCTTGTTGATGCTTGGGACGACTAGTCCTAGTTAATTTGGGCTTCAACAAGAAGAAGCCCATTCATTCAACAGTACCCACGGCTAGACTAGTCGAAGAGGGCGTAACCATGCCCCTGCCGTGGTGTCTTTCGGATCTATCTTATGGAAACAGCAATATTTTTAAAGGAGGCGCTACCAGAGAGTGGGTCGTATTGTGTTTTTGCATCTAACACGTCTGCGGATAGAAGGAGTCAACAGTTCTTTGAATCAGTAGATGATTTAATTGATGCAGCGCAAGACTTTGATACGAAGGGTTACGATGTATATTTTGCGTTGGCTAGTTTTAAAGAAGCTAATTCGCGTAAGGTAGACAACGTTCAGCATCTAAAATCATTTTTTCTAGATCTAGATTGTGGCCCGTCGAAAGATTTTGTATCGCAGACAGAAGCGATTTCTCAACTAAAAGCGTTTTGTAAACAGTTTAAACTACCACGCCCTTTGATGGTTAATTCAGGTCGAGGTATCCACGTATACTGGGTGCTGTCAGAAGCAGTACCTACCGATGACTGGTTGCCAGTAGCACTCAAGCTCAAGCAACTATGTGCAGATAACAGCTTTCTCGCTGACCCCGCAGTCACGGCGGATGCAGCACGGGTACTGCGTGTACCCACAACCCACAACTACAAACCCGAAGTCCCAGCAGAAGTAGACTTCGTAGGTACCCACTTACCCACCCTTGTTGACTTCGATCTATTTTCGAGATTGCTCGGAAACGATCCGATACCAGTTCCCACAAAGAAACTTGATGGGGCGAACGCAGTAATGAACGCAGCGTTATCGAACCGCGAGTACCGGTTCAAAGATATCTTACGCAAGACTAGCCAAGGGGAAGGGTGTGCACACATAGCCAACGCGTTCACTAACCCTAACGAGGTATCGGAACCTATATGGCGAGGTGTGTTGTCGGTATTGAAAGCATGTAGTGATGGGACAAGAGAGAAAGCGCACAAGTTATCAGAGCGATACGATGGGTATGACCCCGAGGAAACCGATGCGAAATGGGATAACTTAACGTCTGACAAACGTTACACATGCGCCAGATTCGAGGAGATTCTACCAGAAACGTGTTTACAGTGTCCCAATAGGGGCAAATATAGATCACCTTTGCATATCGGTAAGCGTGTGAAGGAAGCTACAGAAGAAGAAAATACGGTCGAAGCACCCGCTTTAGACCTACCTAACGCACCAATCAACACCTTCGTTATACCCAAGTATCCGTTCCCATATATCAGGGGTACTAACGGTGGAGTTTATATACGGTCACAGGATTCGGAAGGGAACGAAAACGAAGAACGGATTTACCACAACGATATCTATGTTGTTAAACGCATAGTGGATTTGGAGTTGGGTGAACCTGTAGTAGTACGCCTACACCTACCTAGGGATGGCGTGCGGGAGTTCACTCTACCCTTAACAGCAGTTACATCTAGGGAAGAGCTAAGGAAAAGTATGTCCATGCAAGGTGTAGCTATCTCAAAGGTAGACAAACTAATGGAGTACATAACAACGTGGGTAAACGAGTTACAGGAGAAGGAAGTGGCAGATAAAGCATATAGACAATTTGGTTGGATCGATGACGAGGCTACAGGATTTGTATTAGGTAACCAAATGATCCTTAAAGATGAGGTGGTGTTTAACCCACCTTCTAAGTCCACTATAGGTATGTTCCCCGCATTTGAACGGCAGGGTACTTTGGATGAGTGGCGGGAGATAATTGATTTCTACAACAAACCGGGGTTTGAACTACATCAGTTTGCAACCTGCGCTGGGTTCGGTTCTATCCTCATGCAATTCATCGACGACATAGCGTGTGCAGCGTTGCACCTTTACAGTAAGGAATCAGGGTTAGGTAAGACGACTGCTATGAAGGCCGCTGCATCGATATGGGGTGACCCAGCAGAACTAGTTATCAATGAACAGGATACGCATAACACCAAGATGAATCGGTCTGAGGTATTGCACAACCTACCTTTGTTGATCGACGAGTTGACTAATGCTGAGAGTAAAGCGTTAAGCACGTTAGCCCTACAGTTCACCACTGGTAAGCAGAGGGGGCGGTTGGTTAGTGGAGGTAATTCAGAACGGTTACGTGGTGAGTCTTGGAGTCTTCTGGCATTGACCACAGGTAACACCAGCATCATAGAACGTATTCGCATGAAGAAAGACAATCCGAATGCCGAAGCACAGCGCATACTAGAAGTACGTGTGGAAAAGATGTTTACAGGTTCTAGTAGCAAGAAAGAAACAGACGATTTCAGTCGCGCATTAGGTAAGTGTTACGGGCACGCGGGGCCAGTCGTCGCGCAGTATGTAATGAACAACCTTGATGAGGTTAAGCGGATAATCCAAGAGATACAGATTCGTGTTGACAGAAAGGCAGGGCTATCTTCAGAAAACCGATTCTGGTCGGTGTATGTAACGCTTACTCTGGCAGGTGCGGTCATTGCGAAAGAACTGGATCTAATCCGGTTTGACATACCAGAGCTTACTAACTGGGCGATCCAGATGCTGTTAGAGAATAAAGCCAAAGCACAGGACATGGCTGTCTCTATCGAGCAGACGTTGAACGAATACGTAAACGAGCACATCGATAACATCTTGCGTATCAAGAGCACCAGTGACCTACGCAAGCAGGACGGCACCACTATAGAATCCATAATCTTGCCCGAGGCCGTACCCCGAAACAAGTTGGTGGCTAGGTATGAGACAGATATCAAGAAGCTATACCTAGTACCCAAGCCGTTGCGGTTATGGTGCGGGGAGCAGCAAATAAACTACGGGGCGTTCATAAACGATCTAACCGAAAAGCTAGGGGCCAAACGTATGAAGATGCGGTTGAGTAAGGGCACCCAGCTAAACATGCCCCCTACAGACGTGATTGTAGTCCAGTTTTCTGAGGGTGATGATGAAGAAGGGAGTATTGAGAACGTATGATCTGTGCCCCGATGGGGTTCAGGTTATAGTGAATTGGGGGTCGATGTCAGTGGGTACATCTATATTCGTACCTTGCATCAATACCCCCGAAGCAACGCGCCAAGCCAAGGCTATAACCGCTAAAAAGGACTGGCGTATAGAAACCAGAGTTAGGATAGAGGATGGTAAATTAGGGGTTCGTATCTGGAGGGTGCTGTGATATATTTATCCCGACAGACCGTCCTCCTTCTCACACAGCGTGCTGTCATCCTCCTGCTCTTAGAGCGCCCCCCTCTTCGGAGGGGGTATCCTAACTCCTAAGCCAAGGAGTACCTATGGAACCTACAAGGAATGATCTACTACAGGCGTGGATGACGCTGGTTAAACTGCGTGACACAAACGTGTTAGACCCCGGTGATGACCAGTTAGTCTTATCAGTGATGCAGATACTAGATGCAGAGCAACGCTTACGGATGGGTGACTAATCATCTAGCGTTATAGGGGTACTATCATCTAGGTGTTGCTGCAAAGCTGTTCGGAACATGGGACTTATTGCGATACCGTTGTGCATGGTGGCAGACGTATTCATGTGTGACCGCATTGAGCGTCGTATGGAGTCCGCAGTTATAGTAGCTCTTGGGAACTTTACTCCAACTCGTTGATTAAACTTCATGATGTCTCTTTGGAGTTCTGCCGCACCTTCGTAATCTCCCATACGTATAGCAAGGTAATACTGCTTGAGTAACTTACCTCGGTTGGTGCGTAAGGTGTTTTCGATACGTTTAGCCACTTGGTTCTCTTCCTGCCGTCTCGCGTACTCAGCGGGGGCAAAGCCTATTACCTGCGCGACAAGTTGGCCGCTAGTAATATCGTCAAGGATAGGATCTTTACGTCGAGTCAGGGCACCTTCTTCCGTATAACGTACTGCCTTCATAACATTACGCACGGCTCCGGGTACCATCGCTTCTATACCTCGTTGCATATCTCCGTCGATAAGCTCGCCCGTCCCTCGAATGAATGACTTACCAACGCTCCATGCGGGGCCACCTAGGTAATACCCTATCGTCTCTTCCGGTGAAGGGTTTCGGTTGTACCGGTTGACTTGGAATAACAAGTTAGTGAGAGCCACCCGTTGCGATACATCTATGTCAAGCAGTTCTGTTAGGCCACCCTTATACCAACCTTCTCCGATATGTTTACGTACGATGGTCTCTGCATCATCCTCGTCCTCATCCAAGAACAGATTGGCAATCATAGTGAATGCACCGAAGAGTGGTAGCCCCTGCACTCCTGCAAAGAACAACGCCGTACCATGCACTGCAATCAACTGTTTCAGTGCAGCCTTCCTAACTTTAGGATCATTTTCTCGACGTAAACCAGTTACCGCTGACTTTAGCATCGTGTAATACATCTGGATGCCATACGTCTTATACATCAAAGCAACACGACCAATACCCTTCTGCGCGAACCTAGGAGCAGTTTCTAAGACTGAACCACCGTTAAGTTCCTGCGCCTTGTATAACGCGTTTTGAGCAGCTAACTCTCTTCGTTTCCCGGCGGATAAATCAGGCTGTTCTTTTGTTAGACGTGTTAACTCCAGCTTGTAAGCTGCAAGCATTGTCACTTGGCGGTTGTACTGCTCCACCTGATGGAACATAAATGCTGACCAAGAACTTACTCTATCGATAATACTCTTATCTCGACCAGAAGAATCTAACCCAAGACTATCTGCAAACAAGGATCGGTTGAGCTGCCCACGTTCTGCTGCAAGTTGGACAAGGGGTAAGATCTCCTCAAGTTCTTTCTTGCGCTTTGCGTAGCCTTCAATGTCTTTACGCACCGTATAATTACCAGCGTCGTCCATCTCGAATAGGTTATCAATAGAAGGCATGGCAAACGCATCAACAGTATCTTTTTTGCCGAAAGGTACAATGCCGCGAATCCGACGTGACATTGTTTTGTTGGAGAGGAGTGTGCCCGATACTAGACCCGCTGCTTCAGTGATTGCTTTGCTTGCATTACGGAATCCGTGCTTGCCTCCTAGCATAGGCAGTACAAATAGTGGCACTTGAGACAAGTTAACCAGAGCAGAAGAAGTGTTAAGCCCGATAGTCCAGATGAATGCAGCACGGTTGGCCGCTTGAGCAAAACCGTCTTTGGGTGGCCGCATGGCGAACTCTGCTCTAGCTACTAACTCTTCTTGTATATCATGCTCAGTGCCTTCTTTCTGTGTTAGGCGAGCCAACTTACTATCTAAGTTATCAGGGTCAGTACCGAGTATCTGCTGCTGTAGTTTTGTTATTCGGTTGGTGTAGTCCAAACGTACAACCTGCCGCCCTATGTCATAGATCTTAGACCGCATAACCTGCGTGTGGTTTTGGTTAAACCCAGCGGTACCTTCACGTCGTTGGAAGTTCTTAGCAAAAGACGTTTCTGGTAGTGTTTCTATGAACGAGTTGAGGATGTCGTTTTTAACCGAAGCATCTACTTTGGCGGTCTCTAGAATCTCTAAAACCTCGTTAACAAACCCGACAGAGGTAGTCTTTTTGTACGTCGGAGAATCATTACCGTCGTATTCGTTATACACCAACTCGCCGTCGCTATCACGTTCTACTCTACTATCACCCTCTAACACGTTCTTAATATACTTATCACGCTCTCTTGGCGATTCAAACATTAAGAACACGGGTTCGGTACTATCTGTTGCTTCGTTATAGGCTTGGAAACTAAGTTTGTAGTCCCCGGAACGCATGAGGGGGAAGTACGGGTCTACCCCGGCTCGATCAGTTATCTTATCAAAAACAGATTTACGTAACTTCTCTTTAGATTCTTTATCTACTGGCAACCCATCGATACGTTTGTTAACAACGGCAAGTAGCTCTTTGTACAACTTAGCGTACGAGTCTCGCATACCTATGTATACATCTTGACCACCACTTGCCTTGAGTTTGTTCCATCTAGGTTGCAGTCCTTTCCAGACCGCTAACTTTTCTGCGTTATTTTCGTAGGTGCTTCTAGGCTTGGAAGGGTCAACACCTTCTAACGTACTGTCAGTAATAACATCATCGAGCAGGGGCACGGTGTCTTGGTTGTTCTTAACCCACTCATCCAACTGCTTCATGGTGCCATCGGCAGCATTATCTTTTTTGTTCAATGCGCCACGCTGTTCTTCCATCAACCGATGTAACTGTAGACCTAGATCGCCTAACTTCTTGTTGTAGCTACCTGCTATGTCTGCCAAAGCCTGTGAAGGCGAAAAGCCTAAGAAAGCACGGCGAGTCGTGCCTGATACACCACTCCGTAGGAACTTATCTGCTTGGTTAACAAAGTCATCCCGAAACTTCTTAGTGGGTTCTTTGAAGTCTTTCT